ACCAACATACTATTATGCTCCAATAGATAATATACAGGCTTGTAATTTTTATCAAGCAGCGCTTCAAATGTCTTTATACATGTATATACTTTGGATGTACAATAAGAAGTTAAAACCAGGTACATTACATATAAGGCATATAAAAACGAATGATAAAGGGGATATCTTAGAAGAACTTTTAATTGAGGTACCATATTTATTAGAAGAAGTAAAGAAAATGTTAAAACATAGGATTAAAAATGGTAGCTAAGCTTTGGGATTTAGTAGATGGTAAAGTTAAAATAAGTTCTCATTGTCATACAATAGAGGATTTTAAAACTATAATAGATACCTTTGGAGAAGCTACAGCCACAAAAATATTTACTGTTTATCAGTATATGGCGGATTTAAATCCAGATACTAATCCATTTGCCAACATATCTGAAGTAGGTAAACTTGAGTTTATAGTTAGTAAAACATGTCCTAAACTTCCTGTTGAGATAGATTGGAATGATGATATTTTTCAAGAGGGCATAGAGACAACACGTACATGCTATTCTACAGGGTCTTATAGAGGTTATTTAGCTCAAAAGACTTTAAGAGATAAAGTTATATATGCTGTACAAAACGCTCCAGTATCGGCCTCTAAAGATGATGGTAATACATCTGAATTAGATAGATTACTCAAAGTACTGGATAGTGTAACAGAATCAACAAGAAAAGCTTTTTCTGAATTTGAAGCTGAACAAGGTTTAGTTCAAAGAAAAGGAGGAAGAAGAGCTGTCACCAGAACAATTGGTGGCAAAGCAACAGAATTAAATTAATGAAAGTTCCAATAAAGAATATTCCAACTTATGATGCAAACAAAGACCAATGGCTAACCACATCATTTGATTCACAAAAACAGTTTGCAACGTATTTGATGCAAGAGTGCTTTAAAGAACCAGGAGAATACGCTTTTGATGAATCAACTAGAGGATGGAATAAACTAGCTAAAATATTTGAAGAAGAGAGAGTTTACACTCAATTACCCGAAGGGTCTAATGATTGGTGGAAGTTTTGGGATGAAGAAGAATTAAAATGCAGATTGGGTGTATTGTGGAAACATAATGATAAAACTTGGTATTTAACAAGAGATTATTATTTTCTTATTAATTATTGTCCAATTATCAATAAAGAAAAAGGTAATGAAGAAGGCTTCATGTCTGTTAGAGATGTTCAATATCATATGATGATATATGAAAAAATTGCTGAACTGTTTCATTTACATGCAGCTATTTTAAAAAAGAGACAAATGGCATTTTCAAATTGTCACTCAGCCAAAGCTCTAAACTTTACCTGGTTTGAAAATAAGAAAACAATCAAATTACTAGCTTCGGATGAAGCTTATATAGATGATGTGAATGGTTCATGGAAGATGATTAATGCTTTTAAAAATCATCTAAATCAACATACTGGGTGGATTAGAATATTTAGTCCAGAAAGTTATCCAGCTATTCAACAAAAAGAAAAAATTAAAGTTAATGGAAAGTGGGTAACAGAAGGTAATGAGTCAACATTAGTAGCTAAAACTCTTAAAAGAGATGTTACAACTGCTGTGGGTGGAGCTGCTTATTGGATATGGCATGAAGAAGGTGGAATTGCTCCAAAAGCTGACATGACCCTACAATATATTGATCCTGCAATTTCAGTATCAACTACAGAAAAATCAGGAGCTTTTTGTATAGGAGGTTCAGTAGGAGATTTAGATGATTGTAAGCCGCTGATGGATTTCATGAGAGAACCAGAAAAATTTGAAATATTTGCAGTTCCTACTAAATGGTATGATGAGACTAAACAAGAAAAGATGTGTGGATTATTTATACCTACACAATATGGAATGCCAGAAGCTTGTGATGAGTTTGGAAATACTGAAGTAGAAAAAGCTCTTGAATTATTAAAAGAACAGGAAAAAATATGGGAAAAACTTCCACCAGAACAATACATATTAAAGAAGTCTCAGAATCCAAAAACAATTAAAGAAGCTTTTGCTTGGAGAAAGCAAGCCTATTTTAATGTACAAAGAATAGAAAGAAGACAAGAAGAACTTAAAATTCAATTGCAAAACGAAATTGTTAAGCAAGACCAAGGTTTGCTTTATGAAGGTAAAGATGGTAATATAAAACTCAAAAAACTTAATGAGTTTGATCCATCTAATAGGCCAGAAGAAATAGGCTACCCAGTAAAAGAAACGCTGCAAGATAAAAGAGGTTGTGTAACAATATGGGAGAAACCAGAACATGATACTCCCAATCTTTATTATGCAGGAGTCGATCCAATTGGTCTTCAAGATAACTTTACATCCCCCTCTGTATTTTCCATGCATATTTATAAGAGAGGGTATACAGAGATAGATCAGACAACAGGAGATAAAAAAACAGTAAGAGGAAAGCTAGTTGCTACATATAGAGGAAGATTTAAATCAGTAGAAGATACAAATGAAATGGGATTGCTTCTTCTAAGACTTTATAAAGCTAAAGCAGCCTGTGAGAGAAACAAAGATAACTTTATAAATTATTGTAGAAGAAAAGGTTTTTCAACCTTAATAGCCATGAAAAAGGATTTACCTTTTGATAAAGATATAGATATGGCAGGAACAAAGAATGATGAGTACGGCATATATAAAGGTGCTGATGGAGCTCTTGAAAGAACATTAAAGAAATGTGCTTATGATTATTTGGAAGTAGAAATAGATACCATCCACAAAAAGATTAAAGATTCAGATGAAATCGGAGATGTAGTAAAAACAATAAGAGGATATCAATTAGTTAACGATTATTGGATGTTAGAAGAGTATAAACTCTACAACGATGAAGATAACTTTGACTCATTTATATCATCTTCATTAGCTATAGCTTATGGAACAGCAGCAGAGCTTACATATGAAAAGAAAGTATTTACTCAATCAGAATCAAAAAAACCAAAACAACCACCAAAACCAAAGATTATAAACCGCTTGCCAACATATGGTAGAACTCAAGTCAAAAGAAACCCAAATCAAAAGAATAATAACAATAGATCACTTTTAAACTATTAACATTGAAAATTAGTAACAAAATTATTCTTACTGGTAGGGACATTATTAAAGGAGAAGTTACAAAAAAGAATTTAAATGGCAACTCTTTTCTTGAAGCTACACCTTGGCAAATGGTTGAATTAGCAGAAAAAACTCAAGATTGGAAAGAGTGGAATGCAGATTATTTCGAATGGATTGGTTTAAGTCAGGTTAGAAAAAACTCAAGAAAAATAATTAAAAATAGGAGACTTGCTTCCGGTATATTAGATATGGAAGATTATCTTATCTCTGAAAATGGGGATATAGCTAATCTACAAAACTGGTATCTTGATGATGAGACAAAAAATTCTCTTCACAAATTTCATCCATTGATTCCTCCTTTTCTAAAGGTACTTGATGGAGAATTTCTTAAAAGGAATTTAAAAGTGTATGTTACATGTACTGATAGAAATACAGAAGACGAAAAGCTTGAATATAAAAAAGAAAAAGTAGATAAATCTTTAACTAAGTATATTATCTCAATGAGGGAAAAGTCTTTGAAAGAAGCTGGACTGTCTGAGGTAGATGAGAATGGAGAACAGAATAAAGAATATATGAGCGAAATGCAACTCGCTCAAGAATTAGGAGAAGCACAAAGTAAGTATAAATCTTATAGACACATATTTGAACAATTTGGTCAACATGTTATTAATAAAGACTACGATAAACATAAAATGGCTGAGCTCGAAAGAGAAGCTTTTATGGAAACGCTTTGTAATGCTGGGCAATATTGGCACATAGATTTAGGGGAAGATAGTGCTAAACCAGAATTTTTAGATAGTGCCAAAGTATTCAAACATCAGTCAACCAGTATAAAATATAGCTCTAATGGAGATTATTTTGGATGGTTTGAGGATATGACTACTGGAGACATTATTAATCAAATTGGTAAAAAATTATCTAAAAAACAATTTGAAAATTTAAGACAAACTTTAGAATCTTATAGTAATACTCTTCAAACAGGTGGCCATGGTCCAATAGTAGCACATGAGCAAGGATGGCAGGGGTCTAATTACGATACATCAAAACCATACCCTCACGGACATACTAATGTTCCAATGGCAGATTATTGGAGAAATGAAAATCTCCAAGCAATGACAAATACAGCAAACGCTTCTTCAAGTGAGATATCTGCTATATTTGGAAATAGAAACTCAACTTATGCATCTCCAAAGATGTTTAGAGTGATGAGATTATATTGGAAAAGCCAAAGACAAATAGGTTGGCTTGTTAAAAAAGATAGGTCAGGTCAAGTAGTCTTTCAAGACTGGGTAGATGAAAACTTTAAAGTAACAGTTGATCCAGTGTATGATAATACTATTACAAATGAAAAGTCTAAGGCTAATTTAGTTTATGGTGAACATGTAGATTGGGAGTGGGTTAATGAGTGGAGACATATAATTAAGATAAATAATAATGTAGAAAATGCTTTTTGGAAACATCAAAATACGTATACATTTGACCCTATTTATATAGATGGAGATCCAGTTAAGTTTCAATTCTCTGGAAATAAAGATAATCCATATGAAGTTTACCCCCCAATTGAAGGTGTAGAATATAAAATGAAACAAGTTAGACCAGTTTCTTTTGTAGATTTACTTGCCCCATCTCAAATAGATTTTAATATATCTAATAATAAAGTCCCAGAAATCATGTTTCATGATACTGGTCTGGTGTTAGCTTTAGCTAAAACTCAAATGTTAAATAGTTCTCCAGGAGTAGATGCAATGAATCCAAGAGAGGAGATTCTTAATAATATGAGAAATGAAAAGATATTTGAATATACTCCTCCAGATAAAGACATTTTAATGCAGTATGGTAATTCATTACCAGTAAAACCAGAAGTGCTCGATATGTCTAGAATTAAAGAAGGTCTTTTATATATGGATGTATCAGACAGGATTATGCAAAGAGCTGGAAGAATTATAGGTATATCCGATTCAAGACTTGCCCAATCGAAAGCTAGTCAAACAGCTACAGGCGTACAAAACGATGTAAACTATTCTGAAACACAAACAGAACCTTATTTTCATCAGCATATAGTAGAGTTTATGCCAAGAGTATATCAAAGAATGCTTGAAGCTGCTCAGTACTATTGTACTTACCACGAATCAGCAAGAGTCGCTTACCAAACTACAAACCAAGAAAACATATTTCTTGAAGTAGAAAACATGGATGGTCTATCACGTAATTATAACATTAAGTGTACATCTGATATCAAAGAGTCAATGATTAAGGATAAGCTTCAAAAACTATTCCTTGAAAATAATACAACAGATGCAAGTCTTTTAGAGTTAGCCCAAGGTGTAATTACAGACAGTCCTAACGAAATACTAGAAGTTTTAAGAGAAGCTCAAATTAAAAGAGAGAAAAAAGAACAAGAAGCTTATGAGCAAGAAATGAAACAGTCTCAAGCAGAAAGAGATGCAGCTAAACAAAGACAAGATGAACTTTTAGCTTATCAAACTGAAAGAGATCAACTTGATAGAGAGTCTGAAGAGAGAATAGCTGAACTTAGAGCTTTAGGTGGAATTCAAACAGATGCAGATGCAGATGGTATATTAGATGCTGCTGAAAATCTAAGAAAAGACAGACAGCTTCAAAATACACAAACAAACTTCAATGATAAGTTAAACTTTGATAAGAAGAAACATAACGATACTCAATCTCTTAATAGAGAAACTTTAAATTCCAAGATGGCTATCGAACAAAAGAAACTAGCTATAGCACTTGTTAATGCAAATAATGCTACAGATAAAGCTTTAGCTAGAAAAGTTGCTAAATCTCAAGGAGTTACAAAGAAATAACAATGAAAGTATAATAGTGTTATATTAGAAA